GGAGCCTTCCGTCCATTGATGTAGACCAGTTGATTTGAAATATGCCGTCTGAAGGCTCTTAGCCAAATCACTAGAAACAACATCAACCATTCGGCTATTAACCGACGACGAGAGTGCGGAATCACACAAGATGCTTTGGACCACACCAATGTCTTCGGCCAACTTAGTGTGGTAGTCTGGCTCAAGTTCAAGTGCCTGTCTGGTTGCCTGTTGAACGGTTTCAACCAGCGTGGTGATTCCATCCGTAAGCCCACCAGTACGCAAGGAGCCTACAAATGGCTCACCCAGCGAAGAAATCACGGCCTTAGGAAGGAACATGACAGACTGCCACAGGCCAGCAACATCGTGTGCGGTCCTGAGTATTCTGTTTTCAATGAGGGTCGGTACTAGTTGGTTTTTAACCGTAGTATTTACATCTTCTAGCAAGGCTTCCCCCTTAGTCCCAAAGTCTATGATGTCTCCTTGTAGTTTGTTATATTTCCCAAAATCTGGCCCAAAACGCTTTGCCAGCATGGCCGACTTAACGGCACGACCAATATACTGGTTCGTAACATCCATTATGTTTCGGTTGTAATACTTTTCCATGAATGCTTCAGCCGTGTCACCAAAGACACGGTGTCTGGTATGAGACGGCTCACCGCTGTTAGCAGCACCATCAAAGATGAAGTTTTTGCCGTCATGGACAAAGCCTTCGTTTCCACGCTGAATATTGTACCACCATGAGTTGGCCGCATCCATAGCCTCTGCTGGGTCTAGGCCAGTAGTTTCGTAAGCCTTTGCTGCTGCGTTAACGAATCCCTGTCTGTCTTTCAGCACCAAGTCATTGTTGAGCATGCGGGGCAGGTAGTTTGGGCCAGCACTACCAAAGTCGATTCCTGCGTTCTTTTGCAGGTAATACATATCCCGATAGAGTTCTCGGAAGGCTACGGCAGACGCCTGAATCTGCGGGTCTGCATGCGGTGTCTTAGACACAACGGCACGGCCAATTTCTTCAAGCAGGGTTTTTTGCTCAAACATACCAAGTGCCTGAAGTCGGAATTCAAGCGGCTTAAGTGCCCTGTTTTTCTTTGTGTTTAGTATGTTGTTTTCAGACTTAACCTTGGAGTGGAATCCGTTCTTAACTGCACGGGTCATATCACCTGCACGACCGCCAGCAAGGAGGTCGTTGACGGCCAAAATGGCTTCTCTTGCTTTTGGGTTAGTCTCACGAGATGCGAGTTTGTCTAGGTGTGCCTGACCAGAGGTGAGCATTGACATGGTCACAATGTCTGCACCCTTTTGGGACGCATCTAGCACGCTGTCTGGCTTTAACTTTTTGATGACTTCGACCACTTCGTTAGCACGGTTTACGGAAGCCTGTGCCTCCCTGCGGGCAAAGTCGCCAATCTTGGACGCATTGCGACCTTCGCCCTCTAGTCCTAGGTTGTTTTTGCTTTCTCTTGCTGCATGCGTGTTCCCACGGCGTCCGTCGTTGTCTGAAATTTTACGCAAATTACCATTCTGTCTTTGGAGTGACTTAAATAATTGTTTTCTTTTATCACGGATATCACCTAGTTCACGGAGGTATGTGTATGTGTCTGCTTTTTCAGCAAGTTTTACTGCATCCCTAAGGGTGATGTCTCCACGCTCAAGTTGTCTTACAATTTCATCACCCCTTTCTCCGATTTCCCTTATTGCATTAACAACATCTTCCTTGCTGGCTTTGGTGAAATTTTCGATATTGTTTAAGACATGTGCAACCTCTGGGTTTCGCATCATTTGTTCATGCGTTTTCCCTTCAAAGGTTCTTAATTCGTGAAGATAGCCTTCTAAAACCTTGGAACCCCTTTTGCTGTTTGGCTCAAAATTTGCACTTCCCTCACGCTTAGAACCGTAGTCCTGCTGCTCAAAACTGTCCCAATCAGCCTCGGTCATTGGCCCTGTGATGTCCTTATGTGGAGCCTCGGCATCCTTGTTTCCAAGGAGCATCGGGTTGTCCTTGGTATCAAGCATGCGGGATGGGTCGATGTTGTAATGATTGGCAATTTCGTTCCTCTTATCAGACAGGAGTTGTTTTGGGTCAGACGAGGAAGCAAGTTCTTGCTGGAATGACTCATTTGCGGTCCACGCTTCATAGTCTACCTGAGCCTTAAACTCGTCTGGCTGGGCATCCCAGTCTTTCTGGAAACGCTCAAAGTCCCCCTTTGTCTCATTGAACCCAGTTTTTTTTTGCCACGCTTCACGGGCTGCGGTTAGTTCTTCGCCAAGGCTCTGTTCAGAACGGCGGCTCTTTTGATAGAAACGCTTTCTGTCTGAAGATGTCTGCGTTGTGTCATAGTTGCCATTGTCGATTCCTTCAAGGCGACGGATTTCAGCAGCAACGGCGTCATTAGTGTCTCGTGCATCACGCCTTACTCCAAGGTTATTGTCTTCGACATTACGGAGTGCCTCCTTATAGAGAGGGTGTTCCTTGGTGTTTTTAAGAATGTCCCCCTCAACCTCGTTGATACGGCTACCCGTTGCTGCGTCTTTATCTTGGCGGTCCCAGTATCCACGCATGTCTGGGCTGTTTGCCTTTGAACGCTCCTCGGCAAGATTAGCATCCCTGTCTGCACGGAGGTCGGCGGCTGTTTGTAGGTCCTTGTCTCCCTGTTTACCAAATCCAAACCCGTCTTCCATGTCTGGACGAACTTCCTGAACGGCACGGCGTTGGGCGTCTTCCGCAGACATGCCTTCCTCCATGAAACGCTCCGTACGGACCCGTGCGACATTCATGCCTTGAGAGTTAAAATCTCCACGCTTGAACTCAGACAGGTCCTTTCGGCTGATTTCCATGATTCCGTCAAAGGTGTGTCTGAGGGCACTATCTGCTGGGGTGATTCCCATGATTTCACCAAGAGCGTCCTTCATCTTACCCCAGGCCGTGGTGTTCCCCATCTTGATTCCCTTGAGAACCGTCTGGAATTCTGGCTCAGTAATGGCCGCCATGAATTCATGCAGGTTGCTGGCCTTGTATTGGCCGTGGGCTAGGTGGTTGCCAGTTGAAATACCCTGACCAACAAGGTTAGATTTCCAAGCCTCGCCAGTTTCAGCATTGCGGACAGAATCTAGGCTTTCTGCGGTAATTGGCTTGGTATCAAGTTCGCCTTTGGCCTTTAGCGTAGACAGGTACTTAAGGTAAGCCTGAGCAACCTTTGTGATTCCCTTGTCTGAGGCTGGGTCACGAACATAAGCACGAAGTCGGTCGATATACTTCTGGCCACTCTGGCCAAAGACATCGTTTTTGAACTCACCCATCGTTGAGTTACCAAAGATGGCACGGTTGATTTTGTCTGAAGTGGTGGCATGGATAAACTCATGCATGACAACACGCATGAGGTCCTTAGGGTCAGCCAGATGCAACTGAGACAGGCTAACATGACCTTGAATCCCTTGAAGTCCTTTTTTTCCAGTAAGTTTATTGAGCCCAGAGATGCTGGAACCAGAATAGTAAGACTCCTGCAGGAACTGGTCTTTGTTCATTTCAACCAACTTGCTGAGAGATTTGGCATCGGAGTTCTTTAGCAGCAAATCAGCCATCTTGGTCATATTGCTGGTCAGCCCCTTGTCCTTCTTGGCCTCATCAACAATCTGCTTCAGGATGTCACCGACAGTCGCACCGCCCTGAGAGATTCTGTCTGCCAGACGACGCTGCGAGTCAGACAGTTTCATGTAGACGGCCTCGTTGGCGACAAAGCGTTCACGGGCTGCCTTATTGCCCTGACGGGTATTTCCGTCTAAATCAATTACACGGCCACGGTTAGATGAGCCACGGCTGTAGTTCTTGTTTTGGTCAAATGTTCCTAGTCTTGAGTCGTTTCCAGTCCCCAACACATCCTCTCCAGTAGCACGGGCTAATGCTTTTGTCGAAGCCCCACCTTGTGAAAAATCTTCAAGGCCGACTTTCCTTACTCCACCAGCAGGGTCTATTTCACGAAGTTCTTCGCTGGCAAGTTTTAGCAACTGGGTGATAAGACCAGTAGCAATCCCGTTTTTCTGGAACGCATCATCAGTTTGAAGCGAATCAATGTGCATTTTCCCATCTTTTTCGATTGTCGAATTTGCGTGTGCAACATTTTCTTTGGTGTCTGCGTCACGAAGTACCACATCAAGGCTTTTGTTGTTTTCGGCAGCATGAAGGACAACTTCGTAGTTTTTACCTGTAGCGTTCTTAAGTTTACCAACTACAGCCTTCGCACCGTTTGATAGCGGGATTGCCGTTCCTACTCCGTATTTCTCTATAACACGGTCAGCGATATTGGCGGCAGCGGGAGTTCCAGTATCCCTCGTCAAAGACTCATGTTTAGCAATATTGTCTTGTGCGTCCATGAGGTCATCCATTGCCTCCTTTTCATATTTCTTATATTCAAGGAGTTCTTTCTCTGAATCTTTGACATCTTTTACGGTAGAACGGGTAAGTTTGCCTTCCGATTCTTCTGCCTCCATTCGCTGCTTTGCCTTAAGAAGTTCACGCTCAACCAACTTGACATTTTTTGCTTGGGTGACGACCCATTCGGCGGCTCGCTTCTCGACGGTTCGGAGCCTTGCAAGGGTGGCGTCAGTTTTTGCCACCTTAGACGCATTACGACCTTCACCTTCAAGACCTAGTGGGTTCGGGCTTTCACCTAGTGCTTCCAAACGCTCTTTGGCACTTCTCATACTCTTAAAGGTGCTAATGCTTACAGAAACTAAATCAGGATGGGCATAGCCCCTGTTTTCTTCAGACACTTTTACGGCTGCATCTGCTTCATTAAACCTGTCTGTCGTACGCTGAAGGTCTTCCCTGGCTGCCTCTAGGGGGGACTTTCCTTGATTATCCCAATGTCCAGGCTGATATTTCTGGGGGGTATCACGATTCTTTAAGCGTTCAACAAGTTTAAGTTCTGCTGGAGAAAGTTGATGAGACGCATTACGGCCTTCGCCTTCAAGACCTAGCGGGTTTTTAGATTCATTGAATCCGTGTGTATCAAGCCTGTCATCAAAACTTTTAAGGGCTTCGGCTGGGTTTTTGATGCCGCTACGACGCTGCATCTCACGAACGGCTGCGTCCATGTGCGATTGGGCTGTCCTGTCATTGCCCCAATCGTGATGGATTGCACCATCCAGTCGGTCTTCCATGTCACGATGGTGGTTGGCTAACTGCTCGTCAGTCATGTCACGGAATTTGGTTTCCCGTGCAGACAATTCACCATTCTTTAGCGGAGACGCATTACGACCCTCACCCTCTAGGCCAAGTGGGTTTTCTTTAGAACCTCTTTCAAGTTCCATTTGAATTTCTTCAAGCCCAGCAATTACTTCTTGGATTCTGGTCCTGTCTCCGCTTGCAATCCCATCAACGCCATCAAGAAGGTTTTCAATATGGTCTACCAATTCTCGCTTAAAACGAGGGTCAATCTTTAGTTCACCCAATTCAATCCCCAACGACAGTTCTTCAAGCCCAGCCTTAACCTCGTGAATTCTAGTCCTGTCTCCGCTAGCGATACCGTCAACTCCATCAAGGAGGTCATCAATATGCTTAACCGCTTCTTTTGCTGGCCAGTCACGGCCAGACTTGGAGAGAGGGGACGCATTGCGACCCTCACCCTCTAGGCCAAGTGGGTTCGGGTTAGAACGGGAAGCAGCATCACGCTGTTCGGCTTCGTAGGCGGCAGCACCTTCGTTGCGAATGACATCCTTGTCACGGCCTTCGATGGGCGGAGCCTTGTCTGGGGCTGGTGCCTTGGGCTGTGGCTTGTATCCATTGCCCTGAACCGTGGTCCCAGTACCCTGAATGTCACCGCTGGTCTGCTTGAAGTTGTTTTTGTTTGCTTCGTAGCGGATGTCTGTCGTTTCCATGGCATCACGGCCAGCCAGTTCTCTTTCAAATCCAGACAGGTCGCCACGGGCTTCAGCCAGACTCTTTTCTGTCTGAGGGTCTACCTTGCCAGCCTTCTTTTGTTCGGCAACCTCGCCTTCAAGGCGGGCAATGTCGTTCTTAAGGTCTGGGATACGGGCCTCAAGTTGGTCACGGGTGGCCGTGCGGGGGTTGGGGATGTTGTCTGCGTCCTTACCATGCAGACGGCGATGGACTGCATCACCTTCCTTGAGGCGGGCCTGAATAGCGTCCTTGACCTTGTCTGCATAGCCACGACCCTGAGTGCGGAGTTCGGCTTCAGCGGCGACCAGTTCATCGAGGCTAAGTTTATCGAAGCGACCACGAGCGTGGTTAAGGGCCTCAACTGGCTTACGCTTTTCTGCGGGTGCCGCCTTTTCTTCTCCAGTAAGCG